TTTACAACACCAATTGCAGACCGAAAAGGATTTGAACGAAACCGGACGTCAAGCGATAAACGCCACAATTACGGCGTTGGAACAGCAACAAACCGAGGCGTTATTGAAAATCGAACAAGACCGACAATTGCAGGAATTAGCGTTACAGAAAGAAAGCATTGAATTACGTTTGCAAGCAGTCGAAAAGGGAAGCGAGCAGGCAAGACAATTGCGGATGCAGTTGTTGGAAAACGAAAGACAAACCGCATTATTACAGAACCAACAGAAACCGACCGGGCAGCAGCAAGACGCCGGGGCGATTAATGCAAGTTTTGACGCAAAGGGAGCCGGAATTACAGACGAATATTTGCAAGCGCAATTACAGATATTCGACCAACAACAAGCGTTGGCACAATCGGAGTTTGATTTGTTGAGAAATTCAGAAGCCCGGAAAACTCAATTCCGTTTGCAAGCAGAAAAGGAACGTTTGCAAAAGGTTTTAGAATTAAATCAGCAAGCCGCCAATAAATTGTCTGATGTTGAGGTACAAACAATTCAAAACACTATTAAAAAAATAGACCAAGAAATTGAGCAATCCAAAGGGGAGGAACGAGGAACAGACATTTACGGTTTGTTTGGGCTTAATTTGGACGACGACCAAAAAGAGGCAATTAATACGTCTATGCAATACGCATTGGATGCGTTAAATACATTCACGGCGGCACGTGTTGCCGCAGCAGATGCAGCCGTTGAGCAAGCGGATAAAGAGGTTTCCGCCGCACAATCGGCGTTGGATGCAGAATTGGAAGCAAGGGCAAACGGGTACGCCAATAATGTTGTACAAGCGCAAAAGGAGTTGGATTTGGCAAAGAAAAACCAAGAAAAAGCGTTGAAAGAACAACAGAAAGCGCAAAAACAGCAGGCAGCAATACAAACATTGCAGCAAATCGGAAACATGGTAACAGCAACGGCGCTGATATGGTCGCAATTAGGTTTTCCGTTTGCAATACCTGCAATTGCCGTAATGTGGGCGAGTTTTGCAGCGTCTAAAATCAAGGCGGCGCAATTGGCAAAACAGACCGGAGGAACCGGAGGAACGGAAACATACGGCGACGGTACCGTTGAACTTTTGGAGGGCGGTTCGCACCAAAGCGGAAATGATATTGATTTAGGAACGAAACCGGACGGAACCCGCCGGCGTGCCGAGGGAGGCGAATTTTTCGCCGTGATAAATAAACGAAGTTCACGCCGTTTCAGAAAGATAATACCGGACGTTATCAATTCGCTAAACAATGGTACGTTTGCACATAAGTATTTAAAATCCTATTCAGACGGCGACGGTTTGACGTTAAACGTTACCGGACAAAGCCCGGATTTACGCAATTTGTCGGATGATGTAAGGGAAATTAAGGAACAGAACCGACGACGGGTTTACGTGGATGGCGACGGAAATACGATTGAAAGTTACAAGAATTTGAAACGTAAAATAAAAAGACTATGACACCAAAATATAGATTCTTTTTGCAGATAGGGGAGGACGGAACCAAACAAACCGTCTGCCCCAATTATAAGGATGATTTAACGTTGGATTATGAGTTGGAAACAAATCAAAGGTTTTACCGGGCTAAATTGTCCGGTAAAATAAACTTTGTCCGTGCTGATTACGATATTATCAATAATGCCCCGTTTGATTCTGAATTTTTCCTATATATCGAAAAAAGCGATGATTGGGGACAAACATACAATCAATACTATAAAGCAAAGTTTATGAAAACGGATTGTACGTTTAATGATGATGATAAATTGGTTACGGTACAGCCGGAAACAATAGACCAATACAACGACGTTTTGGCAGGATTGGAAAAGGAATACAATTTAATTGAGTTGGCCCCACAAATCGAATTTCTTACAATAAGAAAACGCCCATTGATACAAATATACGTTCCCGGAGATAGTATTGTTTCGTGCTTTTTGGGCGGCACGAATTGGGAACAAGACGCAAACGCCACGACTGACCAAAACGCATTAATACAAACCTATCATTTTGCACTATGTAATATTTTGAAAGAAATACAAATTACGTCGCACGGTTCCCCGGCGGTAATATCCGGGCTTTATAGTGGGCGGATGTCGACGGGTGTAAATTCTGATGAATTTATGGGAGATTTATACCCGGAATTAAATGTAAATTATTATATCCATATTGCACAAAAACGAGTTGCGGGTGGGCTACCTATTGGGCTAGCAGGTGTTGAGATACGCCGCCGTTCTGATGATGTGGCAATGTTCCGGTATACAAAGATAACGCAAGAACCTTTTGATACGTTGGAATTTGATTTAACCGCCGTTGAGGGTTCCGGAGCAACGGGTACGATGCACGCCGATATGAAAAGTTATAATATATACGCCCGATATTTGGTTGATGTTGATAAAATAGACGATTTAGATACATACCCGTTGCCGTCCGATGATATTGTAGATAATAATAGAAATTACCGCCGGGCAATTGGTTACGCAATCGACGTGGCATTTATATCTAATAATTTTTCAGATACGCCGACCGAGTGGGGATTAGCCGACAGTGGAAAGTATTTTGAGCCGCCTTATTCCATATATGGACAAACGTTTTATCCAATCGCCCGGTCAACGTGGCGTTATGCGTCGTTATGGTTTGGGTTTTATCTGATGGATTGGATATTAGAGGAAAAAGCCCGAAAAGCATATACTTTGCGTGATGCGTTTACATTGTCGTCATGTATCAATGTGCTATTAAAAGAATTTGCGCCCGGAATAACGCATGAAGCGACGCCGGAATACAGCCAATTTCTTTATAACACAAACAATCCTATTTCCGGGCAGTCATTTAAGTTGCTAATAAGTCAGAAAAGTAATATCATTAATGGCGAATATAAAACCCCGGCGCAAAAAGTCCCGATTACATTACAACAGATTATGACGATGTTACGGGATATTTACAAATGTTATTGGTATATTGAGGACGGAAAGTTTAAGATTGAACAAGTAAGTTGGTTTAGAAATGGCGGTTCGTATGGATATAACCCGATTATTGATTATGATTTAACGCAGTTAGAAAACGTTAGGAACGGCAAGAAATTAGCTTTTGCAACGTCTGAATATTCATTTGACAAAGTAGATATGCCGGAACGTTATCAATTTGAGTGGATGGATGATGTAACAACACCATTTGAGGGGTTGCCAATAGAAATTACGTCAAAATATGTAACAGCCGGGAAAATTGAAGAAATTAACATATCAAATTTTACGTCTGACATAGATTTGATGTTGTTAAACCCCGGTGCAATTAGTTCCGATGGATTCGCATTGTTTGCAGCAGTTACGCCGTCCGGCGGCGGACAATTGGAATTGCCTTTCACAAGACAAACCGTTGATAGCGTAGAATATTTTTTGCAAAATGGATATTTAGCGTTTATCAATATACAACCGACATATTGGGTTTATGATATGCCCGCACGGAATTTCAAAATAAATAATTCCCCATATTATGC